CATCTGATGGTAGGAGATTTTCATTTGTAGACAAGTCTATTGACACATCAAAATTTGAGACAAATCAAGTTGTATACTATTACTTAGATCAGTCAACAATAAAAAATGAAATAGATACCAGAATATATGTAGATCATAAAGGTGAATACAGAGCTTTTATTGTAGATTCAAAGGATGTAAAAAACAAAGTCTATAGTTTAGACTGGGCATTCAATCAGTTGTGGGTGATTGGTGAGAGAAGCACTTCTAAGTGGAAGATTGTTAGAAAACAAGTTGCTGAAATGTTCGAAGAGGAAATAAAAAAAGCATATGAACAAGGACATAAAGACTCTGTTAAAAATGAGAATTATTTCAATGAAACTTTTGGTGATGACTTTAATGAATTAGAATGGAGATAAGTAAAACATTAGAAGCTGTTATAGCTGACCTTAAAGCAAGAGAAGAGAAAGGTATTCAAACCTATGGAGGCACTGTAGATGAAGCTAATCTATCCAGAGAGCAATGGCTACAGCATGCTTATGAGGAAGCTCTTGATCTTTGTATATATCTTAAAAAGCTGATGTCATGACAGACTTTGAATTGCAATCTGATATCAAATACTACAAAGCAGATGATTGCACTGCTTATATTCAATCAGGCAAGGGAAGGAATGGATGGGTGAGTGGATTCAGATTTGAAGGAAAGTCAATCACTATTTGCTATCCCCTAACCAAAGATGATGAAGATATCTTTTCAACAAAAGACAAGGCAATGGAAGCAGCTCTCCAGAATATGATAAGAGCTATTCAGACCAATAATGCCGATGGCAGATTCATTAACATTCTGCAATGCTTAGGAGATGATTCTATTGTTGATAACATTGAGAATGAGCTGCACGAAGAAGGACAACTGTGCTTATTTTCCACTTATTAATATGTGGCCATTTAAGAACAAAAAGAAAGAACAAAAGAAGTTAAATCTTGCTGATGTTCAGCCAGAGCTTATCACCACTTATGTGATTCAATGGAACTTCAATGAAGAGATAGGTGACAGTGAAGAGCTCTTTGCAGCTGATGTGCCATTCTGCTTCAACGGAAGAGCAGCAGTGGCTATACAAGCAGATGTAGAATTCTTGAGCAATGGTACTTATCATGTGGGAAGAAAGACTCAATTGTTTTTGCAAGGATCCCCACATCCAATCATCATAGATGTGCCATTCAATGAATTCAAAAAGCATTGGCAAGAGATACAAACAAACATCATCATCAATGACCAGCTATCGAGAAGGTAGAAATACCATAGTCACTACAAGTCAAACAGGACAGAGATTTGCTCTCATGTCAGATATCCATTGGGACAATCCACACTGCGACAGAAAGCTTCTTAAGAATCATCTTGACAAGTGCTTGAATGAGAACATTCTCATAGGTCTGAATGGAGATACTTTCTGCATGATGCAAGGCAAATATGATCCTCGCAGAAGCAAGAATGATATTCTACCGGAGCACAACAAAGCAAACTACCTTGACGCAGTTGTTGACACTGCCATTGACTTCTTTGCTCCATATGCTCACTTAATTGTGTTTGTTGGATATGGCAATCATGAGACAGCTATTCTGAAGAATTGTGAGACAGATGTCATTGAGAGATTTGTCAGTGGATTGAACAGAGCAGCAAAGACAAATGTGCTTGTAGGTGGATACGGTGGATGGTGGATACATAGAGTGCAGAAAGGAAGAGCAGTTGCTCTATTCAAAATCAAATACTACCATGGATCAGGAGGGGGTGGAGTAGTGACGAAAGGAGTCATTCAAAACAATAGAATGCAAGTGATGATTGAAGGAGCTGACTGCATCTGGAGTGGTCATGTGCATGAACTTTATCATCATGCCGACATGGCTGAATATGTGATTCACAGTGCTTCTGGATTCCGCATTGACACCAAGTACATTCATCACATCAGAACAGCGAGCTATAAAGAGGAATATGATGAGGGATTTATGGGATTTCATGTGGAGAGAATGAGGCCACCTAAGCCATTGGGGTGCTATGAGATGGAATTGAATATGAACAGAATTCTAAAACCTGTTGATACTTATCAGGTTGTTCCTAATTTTGTTCAATGGAGAGACAAATAGAATGGCATTTTTCACCACTGCCAAGACAAGCAGAAGCACTTCAATACCTATCCAATGACAGCTCTGTCAATTATGTGTTATATGGAGGAGCAGCTGGAGGTGGGAAGACAATGCTTGGCTGTACATGGCAAATTCTGAGGAGACTCAAATATCCCGGTACAAGAGGATTGATAGGGAGAGCCAAGCTTGACACATTAAAAAAGACAACTGTTGCAACTTTTCTTGAAGTGGCCAACAGAATTGGTCTTGTCGCTGGCAAAGAATTCACCTACAATCAGCAAAGTCACATTATTAAATTCATGAACGGCAGTGAGATTATTCTTGCTGATTTGTTTTTGTATCCATCTGATCCATACATGACAGACTTGGGAGGTCTTGAAATCACAGACTTCCTCATTGATGAAGCTGCTGAAGTCAGTGAGAAAGCATTCAACATAGTGAGCTCTCGTGTTCGTTACAAACTGAATGAATTTAATCTGGTACCAAAGGGATTAATAACATGCAATCCATCAAAGAACTGGATATACAATCAATTTTACTTGCCATACAAAAATGATTCTCTTCCAGAATACAAAGCTTTCGTGCAAGCTCTTCCCGGGGACAATTTGCATCTACCAACATCTTATGTGCAAAGCTTGACGAGACTGCCAGAAGTAGACAGAAAAAGACTGCTTGAAGGAGATTGGGAATATGACAACTCAGCAGACAGATTGTATCAATATGAAGAGCTGATGAGATGCTTCAGGGAATCAACAGAGAACAATGGTCAGATGTATCTCACCGGTGATATTGCTCGCTTGGGTAAAGACAGAACAGTGCTTTGTGTGTGGAATGGAATGACTTGCATTGACATTGTTGTGCTATCTCAAAAACGAATTGATGAGACAAAGAGAGAAGTGCAGAGATTGATGAGTCAGTACAATATAAAGCTCTCCAATGTCCTTGTGGATGAGGATGGTGTGGGAGGTGGTCTTTGTGATGCTCTGCGATGCCGGGGATTCCAGAATGGAAGTAAAGCTGTGAGAGGTAGTCAATATCAGAATCTGAAGGCTGACTGCTACTTCAAATTAGGTGAGCTAATTGACAAGAATCAAATCATCTTGCCTATCCGGTATCAAGAAGATATAGTGAAGGAGCTTGAGCTCATTAGAAGAGTCAATCCAGATGCTGATGGAAAACTCAAGGTAACGAGCAAAGAGACAATCTCACAAAGGACAGGAGGACTATCACCTGACTTTGCTGATGCCATCATGATGAGAGCATACTTTGATCTTGTTCCCAATTACAACAAATATGCATTCATTTAAGTTGTGTAGTTTATTTTCCATAATAAGCTTGATTCTGGTGATTATTTTCCACAATAGCTGTCGCAAAAGTCTACTATACTTGCGACAAACAAAAGACAGTAAAACTGAATTAGTGGCAAATGTTTGGTAATTCATTCACTATGCATACCTGAAAGGGTATAATGACTGAGATATCACAACTTATTGTACCTTCTCAGGTACAAAAAAGCAGCTATTTATCCCATTTATGACAAGTTATCTTGTAACAAATTTCTATATAAAATGTTACAAAACAAAAAGAGCCAGCTGGTAGTAACTGACTCTCTCTGCAATCTTAATAAATCAAACCCCATCGTTATGGGTAAACAATATGACTTGACAAATATAGCTGTTCATTTCATCTGTTGAAAAGATACTTATCAAAAGCGATTCAGTTGAAATATAATAAACTATTTTTACTGCATGAAGCATGAAGAGAGTAAAATACAAGAGGCTGTGGTGACATACTTGAGATGTCAATATCCCAATGCTCTCCATTGTGCTTCTGCTGGTGGAGTGAGAACATCAATGAAGCAAGCCATCATGATGAAGAGGACAGGATATGTGAGGGGATTCCCTGATCTCATGATTCTTGAGCCATCAAAAGAATTCAAAGGTCTGTTCATTGAAATGAAGACA